GCTGCTCAAGGTCTTTCGGGGTCATGCGTCCTCAAGTCTTCGCCCCGACCGCGCCGGTTGGATCGCTGCTCTGTCGGGCGTAAATCGGTCGATCACCGCGGGGTCGGGGCGAAGGGGAATCGGTCCCGGCTGTGACCGCCTTGTCGGGCTATATGAAACGGCTCTCGCCGCCCCGCGCCCCCGGTGCGCTTCCCGCGCTAAGGCCGGTCGGAATCAGCCCTCGGCCGGGGCAGGTCGCTGTGAGAATAGGCGCGGGCCAGTAGGGGGTGGTGTCTGCGAGGCCGGGCGCGACTCCGGCTTCACCGTCGCGGACCGCAGCTAACCGGCTACCCGCTCTTGACGCTCTAGCTGTTGTCCGGGCGGGTCCACTTCCTCGCCGCTCGCAGATTAGGAAAACCGACCCGTGGGCTATGCCGAGCGGGCCGGTCGATCTCGGGAACGAAAAAGGCCCCGGCCGGTGAAGGCTGGGGCCGATCTGGTCGCGTCTTGCGCGTATAGGCCTATGCACACGGCCACTGCTCCGTGTCAAGATGCGGTGTCCGGCGGAGCGCGGGGCGCCCTATGTGCTATTCCAGCCCATAGGCCACCGCAGCGCAGTCCAGCGCCAGGGTCAGGGCCGCCGATATGCTGGCCTGAACGGAGCCGCTGTTGCTCAACGACCGGAGGTTAGAGCCCTTCCCGGCGATCTCGCGCAAGGCCCAGACGGCGCGGCCGGTGCGCTCAACCGCCGTGCGGCCGTTCGGCCCCTTGAAGGTCCGGTCCTCGTCCTGGATCAGCTTCTCCAAGTCCCGGACGAACAACTCCCGCTCGGTCCGCTTCGCCGCCCAGCCTTCGCCGCCCCGGGTGATGTTCCGGCTCTGGTCAATGGCCGGCGGGGTGAGCCCCTTCTCCGGGTCGAGGAGTTCGTAATCCGTGCGGAACCGGAGGCCCGCGGCGTATTGCCCGGGCGAGAGGGAGCGAGCCGTCATCAGGGTCTCGAGCCCGTCGCGCGAGGCGATCCGCTTCCGGCCTTCGTGTTCCTTCCGGTCGGAGGTCTCGATCTCCGAGCCCCGGAGGCTTTCCAGCCCCACCGTCTCGGCGATGTCGTTCGCCACCCGGATTGACTGCTGCGCCGCCGCGATCTCCTGCTCAAGCCGGAGCATGGCCTCCCGGCCTTCCCGGCGGAGGCGGAGGTCGGGGGAGGCCTCGGCCTGGATCGCTTGCCGAAACCGCCGGGCCTGGCCCTCGTTGAGCCGGGTGCCGGAGACGACCAGCGCCTCGTTGTCGTTGGCGATCCCGGGCCCGTTGTCGTTCGCCCCGATCATCCGGGGGGCGGAGGCGCGGGCCTGGCGCTTCTTGCGTTGGCGGGCGGAGGTCATGCGGCTCTCCTTTGCAGTCTTGCCGCGTTGTCGTTAGCCGTCTCGGCGGCGCTCAATGCTTTGCAGAACGCTTTGTCTGCCGCATCGGCAGCATTTTCGAGATCAGGATAGCGCAACAACAACTCGCTCTTTCCCCCGGCCAGCACAATGCCTTTTTGAGCTTTCCACAGTGTCTGAGAAAACTTGTCAGCGACGCAACTTATCCACCAACCACGATGATAACGACCGCGGTGCGTCGACAAAAAGACCGCCGCTTCATGGGCCGGATCGTAAGCCGCCAGTTCTGCGATGTGGGCCGCGATCATCCGCTTTTCGATGTAATCAGTTGGCGATACGACCGCCCAGGCCATCGGCATTCTGCCCGACACATAACCGCCCTGCGCCCACACAATATGCTGGTGCGTGAGCCCCGCGCAGAGCATCAAGGCCGCCATTCGCGGTTCTTCGTAAGCCTGCATTGTTCTTTCGCCGCGCAGGTTAATCATCCGCGTTAGGGCTTTGCCTTCCCGGCCTTTGGCGATTGAGACCGCCAATCGGGCGCTGTCGAAGCGACTGATGTCTCTAATGAAGTTGCCGAATTGACCAACTAGTTCGTCGCTAAAGTTAGAGCAAAAGTCCAAATTTGCGGCGGCGATTATGGCGCCCGTTTTCTTGATCTTCGCCGCGCACTCACCAACCGTTGAGGCAAAAAACTTCACTCTTGGGTATTTTTTCCGCCACAGCGAGGTCGCAATAACCGCTGCGCTTTCGTCGATAGCAATGATCCGGTCTTCTGGAATCCCGAGCGATATGACGTGACCGATCTCTAACCCTTCTCGGCTAGGCATCAAAAGAATATGCGCTCGGTCATCTGCGCTCGCTTCACGCCACGCCGGAAGCAGAGCGTCCCACACCCGTTGCCTGTAGTGTTGCTTTTCGGGCGTGTCATAGCCGACCCTGGGCGATCTGGCGGTGTCTTTTCCGGTCATGCGGTCGGCTCCTCGTTGGCTGGGTTGGCGGCTTCGCGGGCTTCGGCCTCAATCGCCTTCGACACCGCGTCGGCGGCGTTCATCAGGGCGAAACGGAGGCTCGATCCGATACGGGCGGCGGTGATCCGCGCGACTATCTCGGTCTGAATAGCGAGTAGGGTCATGCGGCGGCCTCCCGGCGGATCATGGGGGTGTCGTTTGCCGCCGCGACCGCAACGCTGATCCGGCGCTCGGCGAAATAGCCGGCAAGCTCCGCCCGCAGCGTTTCGGCCACGGTGGCGTTGACGGCGAGGATCGTCCGGTCCGCGGCCCGCCAGCGGCAGTAATGGTCAAGCCAGCGCCGGGCGAAGGCGTCGTCCTTGAGCGCGACGATCCTGGCGCGGAGTTCGGGCGGTCCGTCAAAGGTCGGGGCGGGAGCGCCGCCGGTCTCCTCGGCTTGCCAGTTGAGGTGCTTCCCGTCCTTGAGCCAGACGGCCATGTCGGGGGCACCCTTGCCGCCGCACGTCTCGCCGACGTTCGGGGCGAACCGCCGGATCGCTGCGACCAGGCCCGCCCGCTCGTCGGCCGGCAGCTTGGCCCAGACCGCCGCTGCGTTCGGCTTGGAGGACCGGCCCTTGTGGTGGGGGTATTCCTTCCACGCGGCATCGAAGGCCTCCGGGTAGGACCTCGTCTTAGGGCTCGGCGTCAGCGTCGCCACGGCGACAAGTTCTATCTCTTTCTTTGGTTCTGGTTCTGGTTCTGGTTTTGTGGCCAATAGGAAAGCATTTGCTTCCTGATTTTCCGTTGTCTTTCCGCCGCTTGCCTTTCCGCCCTTTTTTCCGGCCTCTTTGCGTTTACGGCTGATGGCTTCGTAACTCGCTAGTTCCTCGCGCACCCGGTCGTGCCACCACTTTCCCCGGCGAAGGGTGAAAAACTCCATCACGACGGGCTTGATCGCGGCCCATTCTTCGGGGGTGCAAAGGGACCACGCGGCGAGCTTGGCGTCGTCGTCGGGAAGGGCCCCGCCGAGCTGCCAGGCCTCGCCGATCAGGAGGAAATAGGCGCCGTGCTGGTCCCGTTTCAGGTGTCGGGTCCGCTTGTGATAGTCGCCCCAGAAGAGCTTCATGTATGGCGGCGCGCTCATTCCCCGCTCCCGTAGCTAAACCGCCCGCCCTGGGCCTCGTAATCGGTCTCCCGGGCGAGGTTCCCGAACCGGGTCGTGTTCTCGTCGAAGGAGAGGCGGACGGTGCCGATAGGGCCGTGGCGCTGCTTGCCGACGATCACCTCGGCCTGGCCGTTGGCGAGGCGCGTCGCCTCCATCCACTCGAGGTGAGCCGTCGAGCCCGCCTTCGGTTCGGATCGGCCGAGATAGTAGCTCTCGCGATAGACGAACATCACGCAGTCGGCGTCCTGCTCGATGCTCCCCGACTCCCGAAGGTCCGAGAGCATCGGGCGCTTATCGTCGCGGCTCTCGACCTGGCGGGAAAGCTGCGAGAGGGCGATAACCGGGATGCCCAGCTCCTTCGCCAGCGCCTTGAGCGCCCCGGTGATCTCGCTGACCTCTTGGGTGCGGTTGCGCTGGCCCCGGCCGTCGCCGGTTGTGCAGAGTTGCAGATAGTCGACGATCAGGAGGTCGACGCCCTCGCGGCGGTGCTGCCGGCGGACGCGGGCACAGAGCTTGGCGATATGGATGCCGCCCGTCTCGTCGATATGGAGCGGGATCGAGCGGATCAGGTCGCGGGCCTCGCGGATGCGGCCGAAGTCCTCGCGGCTGATCAGCCCCTTCCGCATCCGGTCGGAGGAGACCCCGGAGGCGTCCGCGAGGATGCGCTGGGCCAGCTGCTCCTTGGACATTTCCAGCGAGGCGAACATGACCCGCCCGCCTGCGGTCGTCCGGCGGCCGTGGGGCGCGTCCGGGTCGGCCTCGTAGCTATACGCCCGGGCGACGTTGAAGGCGATGTTGGTGGCCAGCGCAGTCTTGCCCATAGACGGCCGGCCGGCGAGGACGAGGAGATCGGAGGGATGAAGGCCCCCGAGTTTCTGGTCGAGGTCGATCAGGTCCGTGGCCAGGCCCGAGAGCTTGCCGTCCCGCTTGAAGGCGGCCTCGATCATATCCATCGCCCCGTCCAAGGCGTCGGAGAAGGCGAAGACCGCCTTGGCCTGTTCCCCCGACTCCGCGAGGGTGAACAGGGCGTTTTCGGCGCTCGCGACGTGATCCAGCGCGGGCTTGTCGGGATCAAGCGCCCCGGCGCTGATCTGGTCGCCGATCCGCACCAAGTCCCGGCGCGTGGCGAGGTCCAGGATCGAGCGGGCGCAGTCTATCGCCACGCGGGGGGCCGGGGCCTTGTCAACCAGTCCGAAGAGATAGGCCGGGCCGCCGAAGTCGGGGAAGGCGGGGTCCGCGGCGAAGGTATCGGCGAGCAGGGAGGGAGAGACCGACCGGCCCGCCGTGACGGCCTCGGTGATGGCGTCGAAGAGGCGCTGGTGAAACGGCTCGAAGAAGTGCGAGCCCCGCAGCCGGTCGGGGAGGCGTTCCATCAGGCCGGTGTCGTAAAGGATCGCGCCGAGGAGATCGCATTCGGCGGGGACGTTGGCGGGGAGGCCTGGCGCTGCGGTTTGGCCGGTCATGACTTGTCGCCTTCAAACAAGGGCCCGCAGCGGATCGTCTCGGCGCGGTCGAGGGCGGCATCGGCCCAGCGGTTAAGGCGCTCGGCGGCGGCGGGGTATCGCTTCGCCCGGGCCTTGGCCTCGCGGCGCAGGGTGGCGGCGTAGAACTGCTCGAAGGTGACGAGATCGCGGCGGTTCACGTTGCGCCCCTATCGTTGGCGGCTTTGGTCATCCGGGCGAAGGCCTGTTCTGCCGCCGCGCTCTTGACGGCGCGGTCCAGTCGGAAAATCGCGCAGACGTCGGCCGCGACCTTGTTCAGCCCCGTGGCCGTCTCAACCCGCCCGATGATCGGATGGCGCTGCTCGGCGGCGACGTCGATCAGGTAGCCCAGAAGCCCGGCCTTCTCGGCGGGGTCCGTCAGGTCGGCAAGGGCGGAAAGGATCAGCCGGCGGGCGGTCATGCGGAGGAAGCTCGCCCGGGCGGCGCGTTCGGCCCTGGCGCGCGGGGCCTCCCGGCTCCGGTCGATGCGCTCGGCCATCCAGACCTGTTTCCCGTTCGTCACGCGGCCAGCTCCCGCATCAGGCCGGAAAGGTTGCGGCGGTGCGCCAGCGCCTTTCCGATCCGGTCGTGGGCGCTTTCGAGGGCATCGTCGGACATGGCCGCGATCCGGTCGTCCGAAAGGCCCCCGCCGCTCCGCTCAATGATCTCGATGCGGCGCTTCCGGTTCGGGGTCCGCCGGATAAAGCCTTGCCGCTCAAGGGCGACCACGGAGCCGTGAACCGTCCTCATGCTATTGACCCCCGTGTGAAGGGATATCTCCCGGATCGAGGGCGAAACGCCGTCGACCGTGAGGTCTCTGATGGCGATAAGGATGGCGTTTTCGATAGGGGTCACTTCGGCCCCCGCAGCCCGTAGAGAACCAGCGTCCGCTTGGCCTGGATCAAGTGCCGCACGGGCTTATGATTCCGGCGCGCGTCGGCGATCTGGCGCTCAATAGGCCGAAGCGCGCTGCGAAGACGCCAGCGGGCCAGTTCGTAGCGGAAGATTTCAAGGAGGCGGTTCATCAGGTCACCCATCCGTCGTTGTCGTTCATGTGAGCCCGGCAGACCCGGGCGAGGGCGGCGTTTGCAGCGGCTTGGGCTCCGGCCATACCGGCCACGTCCCGGATCGCCCGGAGGGAGCCCTCGATCCGGGCGGCTTCAATGCGGATGACGTCGGCCATCAGCATTGCCGTGCGGATTTCGTGGGCGACGGTCACGCCGCGTTCTGGCGGGCTTCATCCCACACAGTCCGCTCGGTTTCCCGCCGGTTCGGCCGGTCCCGCTCAATTCGTTCGTGCCGCGTGAAGAACGGCGCGGCGCTTGTCGTCTGGCCCTTGAAAGCCTTGGAGCTATCGACGCCGACCGCGTAATGGCCAGCGCACCAGCCGCGGGCCAGAACCGGG